ATGATTGGTGGTGGTATTGACAATATGGAAAAATATAAGTATATGATGGGACAGGCACATGCCTATTTAAAAATATCACAGGAAATATCAAGCCTGCTAAATCCTAAGGAGGAAAAAAATGATACTGAAAGAGAACAAGATCTCACAAACGTCATCCGATTCGGAGACAAAGACTAAATCTGCATTATTAGATAAATACGAAAAACAAAATGCAGAAGCACATCAAAAAGAAGTTGATAGCTATGAACGTTTAAAAACAAAAGAATCAGATAAATTACCTAAACCAACTGGATGGAGAATGATTGTTCTTCCATTCAAAATGCCTGAAAAAACAAAAGGTGGATTATATTTAGGACAAGACACATTAGAACGACAACAAGTTGCATCAACATGTGGACTTGTTTTAGCACAAGGTCCACATTGTTATGACAAAGAAAAATTTCCTGAAGGTCCATGGTGTAAAAAAGGAGACTGGGTTGTCTTCGCGAGATATGCCGGATCCAGGATACAAATCGATGGTGGTGAAGTGAGAATACTCAATGATGATGAAGTACTTGCTACCATTGCAAACCCAGAAGATATACTTCATCAATATTAACAAACATAGGAGGAAACTATGCCCGACGTAGAAGAAAACAAAACAGTCGATATCGATACATCTGGTCCAGAGGTTGATGTAGAATTAGAAAATGATTCTAATGAAACTGAAACACCAGAAGTAGAAGCTCAACAAGAAACTGAAGTTGTAGAACAAACAGAAGAAAAAGTTGAAGCTAAAAAAGAACCATCAGAAGATGAACTAAAACAATATTCTGAAGGTGTTCAAAAAAGAATAGCTAAACTTACTAAGAAGTGGAGAGAAGCTGAGAGACAAAAAGATGAAGCTTTAACTTATGCTCAAAGAATTATGGAGGATAAGAAAAAGTCTGAAGAAAAACTTTCTAAACTTGAACCTAATTTTTTAAAAACCACTGAAGAAGGTATTAAATCTGGTTTAGAATCTGCTAAAGCAAAATTAGCTGCTGCAAGAGAAGCAGGAGATATTAATGCTGAAGTAGAAGCTCAAACTTTAATTTCTGAGTATGCTTATAAACAAGCTAAATTTATTGAAGCTAAAGCTCAACAAGAAGAAATTAATAAATCTAGAGAAACTGAGGTTAGACAACCAGAAGTTAATTTAGATAGAAGACAAGTAGCACAGGGAACTCCTGATCCAAAAGCTGAAGAATGGGCTAGTAAAAACACATGGTTTGGTAAAGATACTGCCATGACATATACTGCTTTTGATCTTCATAAAAAGCTTACAGAAGAGGAAGGTTATGACCCACAATCTGATGAATATTATCAAGAAATTGATAAAAGAATAAGACTTGAATTTCCTCAGAAATTTGCTACAAATGAGGTTAAGGAAACGGCCAAGCCTGTACAGACAGTTGCATCTGCAAAAAGAAGTACAAAATCAGGTCGCAAAACTGTGAGACTCACACCCTCTCAGGTAGCAATCGCTAAAAAATTAGGTGTGCCACTAGAAGAATATGCGAAACAATTAAATATCACGAAGGAGGTATAAGCATATGAGTAATGAAAATGAAAAAAGAACTTCTCGTGCGAGTCAAACTAGAGAAAAAGAAACTCGAAAAAAAGTTTGGACTCCACCATCATCTTTAGATGCACCACCTGCGCCAACAGGTTTTAAACATAGATGGATAAGAGCTGAGAGTCTTGGATTCAATGACGCTAAGAACGTTAATGGAAGATTAAGACAAGGTTATGAATTAGTTAGATCTGATGAATATCCTAATTCAGATTATCCTGTTGTTGAAGACGGCAAATATGCAGGAGTGATCGGAGTTGGTGGCCTTTTGCTGACAAGGGTACCGGAAGAGATCGCGCAACAACGAACTGACCATTATGTTCGACAAGGTCAAGAAAATGTTGAAGCAGTTGATAACGATCTTATGAAGGAACAGCATCCAAGTATGCCGATCAATATTGATAGGCAAACGCGTGTAACTTTTGGTGGTACTAAGAAATCCTAATTAAAGAATTTCTAAGCCAACAGAGTACACTTAAACTAACCATGTCTAAGGAGGACAAATACTATGGCAAATAAAGACGCCGCTTTCGGTTTGAGAGCAATTGGTAAAGTCGGACAGAATAGAGACAATCAAGGTTTAAGTGAATATGATATTGCAGCTTCTGCAACAGCTATTTATCAATGGGACCCAGTAGAAATGTTAGCTACTGGAACTATTGGTGTAGCAGCAGCGGGAGACGTTTTATTAGGCTCACTAAACGGTGTATTCTATACTGACGCTTCAACTTCAAAACCTACATGGGCTAATCACTTAGCTGCATCTAACACTGCAACAGACATTGTTGGATTCGTAAGTGACGATCCTTATGAAAGATTTGAGGTTCAATCAAATAACACAGGTGCTTCTGCACAAACTGATATTGGTAATGTAGCTAATATCGAGTACACTGCGGGAAGTGCACCTAACTATGTTTCAAAAGTTGAGTTAGATGATGCAGATCTAGCAACTACTGATGGCCAATTAAAGGTTATCGGTGTTTCTAAAGATCCTGATAATAATGATCTAACATCAGCAAATGTAAATTGGGTCGTTACGATCAATGAACATTTCTTGAAACAAGAAGCCGGAATATAAGGAGAATAATTATGGCGATATCACGAGGACAACTAGTTAAAGAACTAGAGCCAGGTTTGAATGCTTTATTCGGCTTGGAATATAAACAGTACGAGAATCAACATGCTGAGATATATGCTACTGAATCTTCTGACAGAGCGTTTGAAGAAGAAGTAATGTTATCTGGTTTTGCTCAAGCTCAAGTTAAAGCTGAGGGTTCAGGTGTGACTTTTGACAATGCTCAAGAGACTTTTACAGCTAGATACACTCACGAGACTGTAGCTTTAGCATTCTCGATCACTGAAGAAGCTATTGAAGATAATCTGTATGACAGATTAGCATCTAGATATACAAAAGCGTTAGCTAGATCAATGGCACAAACAAAACAAGTAAAAGCTGTTAATCCATTAATTAATGGATTTGGTAGTTTCACATCAGGTGATGGTACTGCATTATTTGCAACTACTCACCCAACGATTGCTGGAACTGTATCAAACACATTGACTACACCGGCTGACTTGAATGAAACTTCATTAGAGCAATCATTAATCGATATTGCTGCAATGACAGACGAAAGAGGTCTAAAAATTGCTGCAAGAGGTATTAAAATGATTATCCCTTCTGAGCTTCAATTCACAGCTGAAAGACTCATGAAAACTGAGCAAAGAGTTGGAACAGCTGATAATGATATCAACGCTATCAGATCAATGGGAATGATTCCTCAAGGTTATAGAGTGAACAATTTCTTAACTGATCCAGATGCGTTCTACATTATCACAGACGTGCCAAATGGTATGAAGATGTTTGACAGAAGCCCAATTAAAACGGCTATGGAAGGCGACTTTGACACTGGTAACGTAAGATACAAAGCTAGAGAAAGATACAGCTTCGGCGTATCTGACTTCAGAGGTATCTTTGCATCACCAGGTGCATAATACTTAAAAAATTTGAGGCGGGACACAATCCCGCCTCATTTATAATATAGAAAGACAAAACCATGAATAAATACCTAATAAAAATATTTACAAAACATTTACAGACACAATTTGAAATCGAAAGTGATAAAGAAATAAATAATGCGGATGAGCTAAATAAACCCATTATTGACTTCTTAGGAAAATCTGATATAAAATGGGAACAAAATGATTTACAGTACACAAGTACTATGAATGATTTTTATATAACCTATGAGGAGGTTACAAATGGCTCAGGACAACATGGTATTGTTCGCGAAGAAACTGAAGCTCGAATCTAGATGGAACGAGTTGTTTCTTGAAAACAAGGGACAAATTACCGCTGAAATGTCTGTTATTGGTGATGAGATCAAAACAGTAATTAGATCAATCATTAGGCAACAGGAAGAGCAAGTTCGAACCAATCCGTTAGATGGTGAAATTCATCTTTACGCTGGTTAATTAGGACTAATACATCGTTGGAAACGTTAATCATTCCTAGGGATCTCTTGCACTCTATTAAAATCTAGTATATAAATTACCCACTATACATAAATTAATTCTACATAGACGCGGTATAG